CCACTGCTCCTGGTGGTTCAAACACACAAGTTCAATTTAATAACTCAGGAGCCTTTGGTGGTTCTGCTAATTTAACTTGGGATGGTAGTAATTTATCTATTGCTGCTCAAGGAGATTTAAGATTACAAGACACAACCGGTGGCGAATACATTGCACAACAAGCAGCTGGTACTACAAGTACTTACACTATCACATGGCCAGGTGCACAAGCAACAGCATCGGGGCAAGTTCTTTCAAACAACGGTTCAGGAGCTTTATCTTGGGCTGAAGTAACAGGTGGTGCTTCATGGCAAGCAGTAATAACAGCAGCTACTAAAACAGCTGTAGCAGGAGAAGGATATTTTATTAATACAACATCAAATGCTTGTACTCTTACACTTCCAGCATCTCCAAGTATTGGAGATTTTGTTTCGTTCATAGATTATGCCGGAACTTTCGATACAAATAATTTAACAATTGCCAGAAATGGTAAAAAGATACAGGGGGCAACAGCAGATTTGACTGTGTCTACAGAAAGAGCAGCTAACACATTAGTATTTGTAGACGACACTCAAGGTTGGTTGTTGCAGACTAAATAATGGCTGAGTATAGAGAAATTCAAGGAGCGGCTGTACAGTCGCTTGCAAATAATACTGGTACGATTGAAGGTCAAATCTGGTATGATACTACTAATAATAAATTTAAAGTAGAAGGAGTTTCAACAGCAGCTTGGGCAACAGTTGCTGTTCTTCCCTACACCACTAGAGACGCATCTGGTTTTGGAACACAGACAGCTGGAGTTATTTTTGGTGGATTTCCAGGAGTCAGTACTGCTGTCGAATGGAATGGATCAAGTTATACTTCAGCAACTGCTTATCCTGCATCAGTTTCAGGATTAGATTCTGATGGTCCACAAATTGCTGGTTTAACAGCAGGAGGTTCACCAGGTCCAATGAATAATACATCTAATGATTACAATGGCACAGCTTGGACTGCAAATCCTACCATGCCTGTTGGAAGAACAGGACATGCGACTATGGGAAACACGGCTGCTCAAACAGCAGCTTTAGCGACTGGTGGAGAACCAGGATCCGCAACAGGTACTACATCCGATTGGGATGGAAGCACTTGGACAGTTGGAGCAGCAAATCCTGGATGGGCTCAAGGTACATCAGGTGGTGGAACACCTGCGGCAGCTTTTGTTAATGCCGATGTAAATGACGGTGATAAAACACATGACTATGACGGAACTTCTTGGACATCAGGAAATAATTCTAATAATCAACACAACTACGGTGGAGCAGGGGGACTTGCAACAGTAGGAATAACTTTTGGTGGAACACAGGTTCCAAATCCAGGAGTAAGAACCGCTCAAGCGGAGAGATATGATGGAACTTGTTGGACAACGGATGCTAGTATGAACGAGGCTACAAGTAATTCACACGGAAAGTGTACAGTATCGGGCCCTGCTATTTTAGCTGCTGGTGGAAATCCTGGACCTCCAGGTTCTTCTAATGCTTCAGAAGAATACACAGGAGCAGGTCCGGCATCACTAATAATAACTACAACTTAATTAAGGAGGAAACTATGGCAAACTATCAATACTGTGTAGCAAAAAACTGGGGTAAAGGTTTTATTACGCACGATGATGCTAGGAAGATTGAATTTAGATCATTTCCTGGTGACGTGTGGAAAGTCACTATTAACAATCAAGATGCTAACAGATGGATTTCGGGAGTGGCTGGAAGTCACAAAACTTTATCTGAAGCACAAGCAATTGTTGATGCAGAAATAGACTCTCAACAAGCTGCCTGGGATGCTATACCTGCAGATGATCCAAGAAAAACTGAAGGATCACCTGAGTATACACCTAGACCAGAAGATATAACATTGGAGGAATAATAAGTGGCAACTTATTACGACATATTTGGACAAAAGGTGCAATACATTGCATCAGATCCTAGCCCTGTAGCAGTGGGACAGGTTTGGTATAACTCGACTTCTAACACAACTAAGGTAAGAGGTGTTACAACAACGTCAGCTTGGGCTACTGGTGGATCTATGAATGACTCTAAAGGAGGTAATGGTGCAGGAGATTCACAAAATTCTGCTATAGCATTACAAGGTACTTTAGGAGCAGTTACAGTTGTAGAATCATATGATGGGACGTCTTGGACAAATGGACCTAGTTCTAGTAACAATTATGGATCAAGATCAGCTGGTGGAGGATCTTCGTCTGCATCTTTAATTGGAGGTTATACAAACTCTCCTTTTACAACTTACAATGTTACTGAAGAATATGATGGATCAGGTTTTACTGCAGGTGGAGTTACAAATACACCCGGTTATGGAGTTAATGCAGTTTATGGAGTAAATAATAGTGCGCTAGGATTTGTAGGAAGAGCACCAACAGGAACTCACAATGAACATTATAATGGAACATCTTGGACTACAGTAAACCCATCTCCTCCAGGACAAAGAGGTGGTTTTTTATCTGGATCTACAAGTTCTGCTGTACTGGCTTCTGGTTTCGTGCCACCAAATAACACAACAGTAGATTGTTTAGATTATAATGGTACAAGCTGGACTTCAATAACAGCTCTTTCACCAGGATCAGATGGTATTCATGGAGGTTCTGGCGGTACAAATTCATCAGCAGTTCTAATATACGGTGGAGTTAGAGAACCATCATTAGGTGATATTGATAAAGTAAATTTTTGGAATGGTTCTGCTTGGTCATCAGAAACTTCATTACCTTCTGCAAGACGAGGTGCTAATGGTGGAGTTGCAACAGCTTATACTCAAGGACTACTATTTGGTGAATCACCAACAACTGCAACGCTTGAATTTCAAGCAGCAGGAGTAGCAGAAACAAGAACTATTACAGCAACTTAAAAAATTATGGCAACTTATATAAATATAAACGGAAACAATATACCAATCACAGCTTCGGATCCTAGTAATCCTATCATTGGAGAAATTTGGTATAACACAACTACAAATTTATTAAAAGGACGAGTAAATATGACAGCTGCATTTTCAACTGGTGGAACTGTTCCGCAAGCCATTCAAGGTGGTGGATCAGGTGGAACACAAACTGCAGCATGGGCAGCAGGAGGTTTACAATACCCTGGAGATACAAAAAATAAAACATGGACATACAATGGTACTTCATGGACAGCAGGAAATAATATTCCCGCAAACTATTTTATAGGTGGTTCAACAGGACCTGATTCTGCAGGATTATTATTTGATGGTATTGGTTCTTATGGACCAGGAACAGCAACTTACGAATGGGATGGAACTAATTGGACTGCAGGTGGTGCTATACCAGCTATTGGTCCAGGGGGAAATTCTTATGCAACTGGTTCTGGTGCTAGTCAGACGGCAGCTATTGCAATAGGTGGAATAGGAGATCCTCCACCTGCAAGAGTAACTAGAGTTATAGATTACAATGGTACTTCATGGTCAGCCGGAGATGATACCCCTCTTACCACAGCTGGAACAGCTGCAGATGGACCAACCGGAGCAACGTGGATTGGTGGCGGTGATGGTGGTCCAGGCATGTCAACAAAAAGTTTTGAGTATAATGGTTCGTCTTGGACAGCTAGTGGAACCATAGGAACTGCTTTACCTCAAGGTATCCAGTGTCAAGGATGGGGACCTCAAACTTCAGCTATTATTGCTGGTGGAACGAGTAGTGCACCAACAGCTACAATTTCACAAACTTATGATGGAACAAGCTGGGCTACAGGAGCAAGCATGAGTCAAACAAGAGTAAACGGCGCAATGTCTACTCAAAGTGCAGGAACTCAAACAGGTTTTGTTGTAGGTGGTTATCCGCCTGCTCTAGATATGACGGAAGAATATCAAGCAGCAGGACCTACTACAGTTAGTATAACATCAAGTTAAAGATTGACTTATAACCAGTAATGGTTATATTAGAAAGTATAAAGGAGAAAATATATGACAGAAAAACGTAATATACATGCACTAATAGAAAAAGAAGCACCTAATCTACATAACATATTAGATCCCAAAGATGTTAGTGATTTTAAAGAATTAACAGTAGAGCTTAGAGACACTTGGACAAAGAAACAAGTATTTAGAACTGAGACTGAAATGAGGTTTTCGGTTTTAAATGAGTATAAATACCCAACTAAAGCTGCCAAATATTGGCAATGTGTTAGAGAACAAAATGTTTATTTAGAAAATTTAATGACTCTATCTTTTGATTATAGAAGAAATGAAGCTAAAATTAAACAGTTAGACAAAAAATTAGAGAAAGAAACTGATGAATATAAAAAAGAACTTTATCAAATAGATCTGGATGAAAAAACATTTGCTAAAGCACAAATGCAATTAACAGCAAAAGATCGAATGAGAGAGATTAAATTATGGTCTCAACTTAAAAAAGAAAATGACGATGGTTCTTTTGATAAACAAGATGTTAATACTCATCAATTAGAATCGTATCATCAAATAATGGTAAACAGGAAAAATACTTTAACAGCCGGTTCAAGTCAGCCAGAAGTGTTTAATGTATTAGGTCAATTAGAATCAATTGAAAAAATTAAAAAGGAAAGAGGTCAACTTGAAAGTAAAAAGAGAGAAGCTTTGTCTCAAGAATCAAAACTTGGAGCGCAACCCAAATAATCAAAGACAATCTGATCTCTATAAAAAAGTAAGAGATCATATTAAAAAAACTGGGTATATAATTAATCCATTATTAGTTGTTGATAATGGGGATAGATATGAAGTTGTCTATGGTAACAATAGATATTTATCAGGACTAGAGTTAGGTTTTCAAGAATTTCCAATTCAAGTATTAAAGGATGGTGAAGTTAAAACTATAAGAGAGGCTGCTAAAAGCTATAAAGAAATTAATTTAGATGAGTGAAGTACATGGTTTATTTCCAACGCCTTTATTTAAAACAAAATTAAATAGAGGTTTTACAGAAAAAGAAATGAATTTTATTTTAGAAAATGAAAATAAAGTACAGATAAATAATTATAATACTAAAGTTAGTGCCAATAAAAATATTTTAAATAGTGAAGAATTTAATGATCTTAAGAACGAAATTAATAATGCTTTAAATAATTATAAAAATATTGTTTTAAATACAGATAATAAATTAGAGTTGTACATAACCCAATCTTGGATAAGTTATATGAAAGACAATTACTTTCACAACCAGCATAATCATCTTAACTCATTTGTTTCTGGTGTATTATATATTCAAGCTAAAGATAATATAATGTTTTTAACAGATAAAAATAATTTTTTTGAATTAAAAGTAAAACAATTTAATGATTTTAATTCACAAAGTTTTAATATGAATGTGGAAACAGGAGATCTTATTTTGTTTCCATCTCATTTAATACATTTAGTACCTCACAAAATTAATAAAAACAAAAGAATTAGTTTAGCTTTTAATACTTTTATTAAGGGAGAAATCGGTAGAGCAGAAGCATTAACGGAGTTAAATATTTAGATGAAATTTAATTTTGTATTTTTGGGTCAGTCGGTATTAAAATACCGAGTGCCTTTTGATATTTATATATCAATAAATGAAATTTATGAACAAAAATTCAAACAATTAATACCTGCCAATGACCAACTTGTTGGTAAAATTAAAAAGGAACATAGTTTATTTTATAATGGTGAAGATCAAAAAATTATGAAAACACATAATTTACTTCCTCTAACTATTTTAAAATGGTTGGAAGAATGCTATAAACATTATCTAGATTGGAATAAAATAAAAGAATATAAGATACATTTAAATTCTATCTGGGTAAATGAAATGAAAGAAAATGAATATAATCCAGTGCACGTGCATCAAGGTAATTTATTTACAGGTTTATCTTCAGTGATGATTTTAAAATTACCTAAAAGTTTTGGCGATGAATATTCATCAAAAAACCATCCACAAAATGGACGATTACAAATATTAGGTTCAGCTTCTGGTCAATTTGCAAATGTTGATTATGAACCAAAAGTAGTTGAGGGAGATTTTTATGTTTTTCCTTATGATTTAAGACATCTTGTATATCCATTTAATGGCCCAGGTTATAGAAGAACTTTAGCTGCAAACTGCGATGTAAAATATAATGAGATGATAAATAGAGGAGTAAGTTAATGTACGAAAACAGACATATCACAGAACCTAACTGGAAAAGTTGGATAATACAAACAACTACACCCTTGTTTACACCTGATCAATGTAGACAAATTATTGAAGCAGGTAGACGTCAACCACCAAGAGAAGCACAAGTAGGTATGGGTAAAGCTGGCGGTGGAACAGATACAAATAAAAGAGTTACAACAATATCTTGGATACCTTTTAAAGAAATGGGGCACATGTATCGTGATCTTAATAACTTTATACAACGAGCAAATGAAAACCATTTTGGTTTTGGTGATATTAGAATTACAGAGAACGCACAATATACAGAATATCCAGAAGGAGGGTTTTACGATTGGCATATGGATTGTGATACAGTCATGAAACATGAACCGCCTGTTAGAAAAATATCAATGACTTTATTATTAAATGATCCATCAGAATTTGAAGGAGGTCATTTAGAATTAATAGCACCTGGAAGATTTAAAGAGATGAAACAAGGACACGCAATTTGTTTTGCGTCATTTTTAAATCATAGAGTAAATAAAGTAACTCGTGGAGTTAGACAATCTTTAGTTGTTTGGTTTGGAGGTAAACCATTTAGATGATTAAAGAACAATTTTTTCCAACAACTATTTATGCAAAAGATATAACAATAGATAATGATTTATTAACGAATGTAATTGTAGACATGTCTAAAAAAGATCCAGGTATTAAGAAAACAAATATGCACGGTTGGCATTCTAAAAATCTTGACGCATCAAATAAAGATTTCGAGGCATTAATTAAAGAATTATATAATATGCAAAATGAAATATATCAAGAAGAATGGATAGATAGAAAACCTAAATTAGGTAATATATGGGCCAATCTAAATCCCCCAGGTGCGTACAATAAACCTCATGTACATCCCAATTGTTTTTGGTCTGGTGTCTATTATGTAAAAGCTCAAGAAAATTCTGGTCAACTTGTTTGTAATGATCCAAGATCAGAAGTGGAAGTAAATATGCCTATTAAAAAATCTGGTACACTACCACAACATTTATGGAGAGATTGTTATTTAGCACCCATACCCGGAAGAATAATTATGTTTCCTGCTTGGTTACGGCATTCTGTTGAACCTAATAATAGTAATGATATAAGAATATCAGTTTCATTTAATTTTATACAGGATGGCTTTAATGCTTAAAGACTTAATATATTCTTCGTCTATTGATGAAAAGATAAATCATTTTAAAGACAACTTAATTAAAGAATGCGTAGAACAAAGATATCAAATAAAAAACAAAGGAAGTTTTTTTCTTAGAAGTAAGTATCGAGATAATTTATATAACATATTTATTAATGAGGCTAAAAAGAAATTAAATAAATTTACTTTAAAAAATATGGATTTTGAAATTTGGTGTTACATAAGTGATAATGAATTTAATGATACTGGATGGCATAATCATATAGAGAAAGCTACTATAAATTCTGTAATGTATTTAGTTACTCAAAATAAAGGAATAGATTTTAAACTAAATCATGAACAATTACATTTAAAACCAAAACAAGGAGAGATGTTAATTTTTCCTGCATTTTTAATGCACTGCCCACATCCATCAAAAACAGAAAAAAGAATAACACTTAATTTAGAATTACTTTGTAATGAAACAGGCAAGGAGATTTTCAATGTTCAATAAATATCAAGTTATTAAAAAAGCAGTTAGTTATGAATTAGCTAATTTTGTATTTAACTATTTTTTATTAAAAAGAGATGCAGCTAAGTATATGTATGATAATAATATTATATATGACACTGGTATGTTTGGCACGTGGAAAGATAAACAAATACCTAACACTTATTCTCACTATGCAGATCCTGTAATGGAAACATTGCTTGTTAAAATGTTGCCTGTCATGGCTAAAGAAACAGAATTAAATTTAATACCTACATATTCATACTCTAGAATATATAAAAAAGGAGATATATTAAAACGGCACAAAGATAGACCAAGCTGTGAGATATCTACGACATTAAATCTTGGCGGAGATCCTTGGCCTATATTTATTGATGGCACCGGTGCTGATAATGTTATTGATGAAGAGAAAAATATAATAAAACCTAATGCCCCAGAAGGCACGAAAGTCTTGCTTGAAGTAGGGGATATGCTAGTATATAGTGGCTGTGAACTCGAACATTGGCGAGAGCCTTTTGACGGGAACATTTGCGGTCAAGTATTTCTACATTATAATCATGTAAATGGCCCATTTGCTGAAAAAAACAAATTTGATGGAAGACCTATGTTAGGCCTACCAGCATTTTTAAAATAGTATTATAATGAGGTTATATGTTACAAAAATTAGGATTCCTACCAGGGTTCAACAAACAAGTCACAGAGACAGGTGCCGAAGGACAGTGGTACGACGGCGATAATGTCCGTTTTAGATACGGTACCCCAGAAAAAATAGGTGGATGGACTCAGTTAGGTGATGACAAACTAACTGGTGCAGCTAGAGCTATTCATCATTGGGATGATAACTCTGGTGTTAAATACGCAGCTATAGGAACCAATAGAATTTTATATGTATATTCGGGTGGTATTTTTTATGACATCCATCCAATTAGAAAAACAGAAACAGGCGCAAAATTTACAAGTAGTTCTTCATCAACAACAGTTACGGTAACGTGTACTGGTGGTCATGGTTTAAATGAAGATGATATTGTAATGTTTGATAGTGTGACAGGAGTACCTGCTGGGTCGAGTTATAGCGACGCTACTTTTGAAGATAAAAAGTTTATGGTAACTGCTGTTCCTACGACAACTACTTTTGACATTACGATGGATACTCAGGAATCAGGGACACCTTTAACTACAAGTGATGGGAACAGTACTTCGGTATTATGTTATTATACGGTAGGACCAGCACAACAGCTGGGTGGTTATGGCTGGGGTACAGCACTATGGGGTGGTACAGCTATTGGAGCTGCAACTACAACACTAGCTTCTACTATTAATGATACTGTAACCGATATTCCTTTAACCAGTTCTTCAGCTTTTCCATCAACTGGGGAAATAAGAATTGGAACAGAAGACATAAGTTTTACAGCTAATAATACAACAACTAATATTTTAAGTGGTGGAGCTAGAGAGGTTAATGGTACCAGTAAAGCAGGGCATACTTCAGGAGACACAGTAACTAATATTTCTTCTTATGTAGCATGGGGTGATCCATCTTCTGCTGACTTTACAATTGATCCAGGTTTATGGGTATTAGATAACTACGGAACAAAATTAATTGCACTAATATATAATGGTGCATGCTTTGAATGGGATGCAGCTGCTGGAAGTGCTACATCTACTAGGGCTACAATATTAGCTAATGCACCTACTGCGTCACGTCATGTATTAGTATCAACACCCGATAGACACTTAGTGTTTTTTGGAACTGAAACAACTATTGGTTCCTCTACAACTCAAGACGACATGTTTATTAGATTCTCTGATCAAGAAAATATTAATGGAACAAACGCTTACACTATAAGAGCAAACAATACCGCCGGTACACAGAGACTGGCCGATGGCTCTAAAATTATGGGGGCTGTCAAAGGTAGGGATGCGATTTATGTATGGACAGATACAGCTTTGTTCCTGATGAAATTCGTTGGTCAACCTTTTACTTTCTCGTTTGAGCAAGTAGGTACTAACTGTGGATTGTTAGGAAAAAATGCTAATATTGAGGTTAATGGTACAGCTTATTGGATGTCTGAAAATGGTTTCTTTGCATATGATGGTCAACTAAGATCAGTACCATGCCTAGTAGAAGATACGGTTTATGACGATCTTAACTCTACTTCTAGAGATCTTATTAATTGTGGATTAAATAATCTTTTTGGAGAAATAAGTTGGTTTTATTGTACTGCTGCATCTGATGCAGTTAACAGGGTTGTAACATATAACTATTTAGACTCTACAAGCAAGCGTCCTATATGGACCACAGGGACTTTACCAAGAGCAGCGTGGCAGGATTCTGCTGTTTTTGATAAACCACATGCTACATACTATAACCCTTCTGATAATGCTTCTTATGATGTTACTGGTAATACAGATGGAAGTACTATATACTATAAACAGGAAACAGGGACCGATCAAGTCAATGCTGGTGGAACAGTGACTGCTGTAATTGGTACTATAACTTCTGGTGACTTTGACATTACTCAGAAAAAAAGTACCACAGGAAGTAGTGTAGGTATGCCGGACCTTAGAGGAGACGGAGAATTTATAATGAGAATAAGCAGATTTATACCAGATTTTATTTCACAAACAGGCAACACTCAAATTAGTTTTACAACTAGAGACTATCCTAATAGTACAGGTACTACTACAAATTTTACCGTTGATAATACAACTACAAAAAAAGATACAAGATTAAGAGCAAGATCTATTGCCATGAAAGTTGCAAACACAGCAAGCAACCAAGATTGGAAACTAGGAACTTTTAGATTGGATATACATCCAGGAGGAAGAAGGTAATGGCTACTTTTTATACAGGCGTTGATAAATCAATTTATCAAGGAGGAGATCACTATATTCCTATGGAAAAATTTAGATTAAATCCTTACGAACAAAAGAATCTTTCTTATGAATCATCACAACCAAAATCTTATGGAATAACTAATACCACTGCTTTTACTAATAGTGGTGGCGACGCTTATAATCCTAGCGGAAATGCTTTTGGTTATGGTAGTGCTCTTACACCAGGAGGATCTTACGGGTCTTATGGCACACCTAATTATACAGGTGGGCTACCTGGAAATGTACAACAATATGGTGTGGGTAGACAGTTTGTAGGGGATGAATTAGCGATGAGTCCAACTGGATATAACTATAGTTATAAAAAAGAAATTCCGGCCTTTGCTAGATTTGCAGCTGGATTTGTTCCTTTTGGAAATACTGCATTAAATTTTATGGAAAATAGAATGAATGCTAATAGAGATCAACC